TCAATCATTCGCCCCATCCACAAAACGGTTCGTGGTGAAGCAAACCGTCGCTTCCGCGATGTGCTGAAAGAGTACATGAAGGGTGGTAATCAGGTTGAGCGCGAAGTAAAGATCTTTGAATCGGTCGATCAGTTCGATGGGTACATCAAAGAAGCATCTGCGCTTACCGGTTCTGGTTATGACGTTGGTGGTCGTACCGCTTACGATCCCGTGTTTGCCGCTAAGCGTCTCGGTAATCCGATGATGGATCTTTCCCGCATTGTGGCAACTGATGGTTCTGCCTACCAGTTCCGCGTAAAGACCGGTAACGCTGGCGCTCAGTGGGGCTATACGGTTCAAAACAACGGCGCATCCACGACTGAAGCAACGTCGATTTGGCAGGTAATCCTCAAAGACTTGAACGCACAGTTCCCAATCCGTACTGCTGCGCTCGACGATATTGACGGTCTTGAGCCCAACGTTGTTGACGACATGCTGATGGAATTCCAGCAGGCAATGGCAACCTCAATGATCCAGAACAACGATCAATCGGGAACCGGAACCTCGGTATCGACTGGCGGAGCTGATGGCCTGCGCGGTTTGGACCAGTATGGCGGCGCAAATGCAACCTACACGGGCGGCACAGTTTCTACAGCTTCTTTTGGAAGTTCGGGAACCGCAACCACCAACGGTCTGCATAGCCTTGCAACCTATGACCAGTTAACCACTAACGCAAACACTGTAGGCGCTAACAACATCGTCTATAAAGACGTTGTTAACTTCATCTACAGCTTGCCGCAGCAATACTGGACCCCAACCGCTCGCTTCATGATTAACCCAATCTTGTTGCAGGGCATCCGTGGTTTGGTTGACGATCAGAAGCGCCCGATCTACATCGACGGTCTGAGCCGTGACGATGGCATCGTTGGTAAGCTGCTTGGTTTTGACGTTGTGGTTAACAAGTACGTTGACAATCCTTCTCAGCCCACAACCGGCGCAGCAGGTACAACGTCTTACTACCCAATGTACTTTGCTGACTTCCAGCAGTTCCATACCATCGTTATGCGTCTAAGCATGGTTCTGCGTCGTTATGACCAGACGCTCCCAGGCTCAATCACGTTCTACGGCGAGACTCGCGCAGCCACATCTGTGCGCGATCCTAACGCTGGCGTACGTTACCGTTCCACTGGCACTGCGGCTTAATTAAAGAGGGCGAAAGCCCTCTCCCTCTATGGAGAGACTATGAAACAGGTGATTTTAGAAGGGCTTAAGCAGGCTCTCCACGAGGGCAAAGCCACGGTGAACCTCGCTGAAGCCTCAGCCCTCACGGGCTCGGGCTCCGGCGTTGGTGGCCGCGTCTATAACGAAGATGTATTTGCAAGTCTGCGCTATTGGAACCCTTTTCGGGTTTACGCTAACCAGACGATGACCTCGGATTCGGATATTCAGTTTGTTGTTAAGACCGGTAACGCTGCAAACAGTACGAACCCTTGGGGCTACACAGTTAACGCTAACTCAGGTTCGCCCAACATTGCCACGAGCATTTGGCAGCTTCCGATGCGCGTTATCAGCGCTCAGATGCCTATCCGCGCGGCAGCGATGGATGACATCAACGGTCTAGATGCAGCTTTGGCCGAAGATCTTGCAATGGAATTTAGCCAGATCGAAGCCGCGTCTATGGCGATCAATAACGATCAGGCAGGATCGACTACGACAAGCACAGGCGCAACTAACGGCTTGCGCGGTCTTAAGATGTATGCAGGAACGGCGGGTTCTACGGCGGCTTATGGCAGCTCAGGAACCGCGATTACAAACGGCATTCATACGCTTAACACGGTTGGCTATGCTCATGCTGGCGGCATTGAGTGGGAAACCCTTGTGGATGTTGCTAACGCTCTTCCCGGGCAGTTTTGGAAGATGCCAGGAACGGCTTGGATGATGCATCCCACGGCGATTCAAACGCTCAGGAAATACACGCATGGCGGCAATTCTTACGCGCTTGTTGAAGTTGGTGAGGAAGGCGAAGGCCCTGCTGTAAACATCATGGGCTGGCCGGTCATTGCTAATCCGTACTTGGATTCTCCAGCTGTCGGCGCTTCTCCCATTTACCTAGCCAACTGGCCGCGGTTTATGTGGATCGTTGACCATTCCGAGATGACGTTGCAACGCATGGAGCAAACGCAGCCTGGGACAATCACGATCTACGCGGAAAAGCGTTTAATTTCGACTGTGCGCGATGTAACCGCTGGTGTTCGTTTGATCGGGACTTAATATGCCAAGTCAGCTACAAGGTAATTTCGGAGCGGGTTCTAGAAACCCGTTCAACTACTCGAAGGTCATTCAAAGTAACCGCGATCCGGTTACGCAATGGCTTACGCTCGACGAAATCACCAATCAGCTCAATTTGTTTGCGGATGAATCTCAAGACGAGTTTTTATCGCAGCTTGAGCTGGCAGCGCGAATGGCAATTGAGGATTATTTAGGCGTACCAATTTTTGGTGTGACGTATCAGGCTTCGTATCTAATCTCGGGTTTGATGGCGGCTCCGGTTTCGCTAGATCTTCCCGAGGTCTCGCAAAACGGCGTGACGATCAATTGGGTCAAGTATTACAACGACCTAAATCCTCCGGTTCTAACGACGATTGCAAGCAGTCAGTATTACTACGACCCGACGGGAAACAAGTTAGTTCTTTTCGAGGTTCCTAATAACGTCAATACTTACATGACCGCTCCAATGCTTTGCCAGTACACCTTGCAAGGCAGTGTTATCGGCCAGTATCCCGTGGTTAAACAAGCGGGGTTGATGTTGCTCACGCATTTCTACAATAACCGGTCTGCAATCTCTGAGGCTAAGCAGTATCAACTTCCGTGGGCGATTGACCAGTTATTGCGACCCTATAAAACTTTGGTGATGTGATGGTTTTACGCGTCGATCAAATTACCATCAACAATCTGACGTTTGGGCTTACCAATCTTGGCGAGCAGACAACGACAGAGACTGCATGGTTTCAGACGCGAGCAAAAACGAAGTCTGTGCATAACCGCATCCGTACGCTTGAGAAGTTTCGGCAATACGACAACATGATTGAGTTCACCGTAAACTACACGCCAAATATGCGTACGATCTCAGACGCTCAAGAGGCTTACAGCATTTCCTTTCGAGAAAAGTCTTGGCGGATCGCTGAGGTTTACGAGCACGACGATAGGCAATGGGTAACGTTCACTTGTTACCGTAACGAACCAACGGTTGCAGTCTGATGGGCCAGAATTCAGCCGTTACCTATGCCCAAGCGATACAGGCGCAGCTAACTTCGGTTTGTACACCCACGCCGGTTTATGCTGTGTTTAACCGCAACTTTGCAACCGAGCCGACGTTTGTTACTTGGCAGCTACGAGATGTACATCAGCCGGTTTATACCGGGCCGCAGTCGGTTAAGGGTATAGATAGACCTGTCTTTCAAGCGACAGTCTTTGCTCAGCAGATGGCGAACTGTTACTCAAAGGCTCAGCAGATTGTCGATGCGCTCCACGGCTATCAGGGAACATTTGGCGGCTTATTTTTTGTGGCGAAAGTAGACGTTGATTGGCTTTTCCACACATACGATAATGACAGCAAGCTACACCAGATTGTTTTGGATTCAACTTTAGATATTCCTTCGTGAGGTGAAAAATGGCTCTTCCCAACAAAGTTTTACCCGGCTTTAGCGCCTCGCTATATTGCCAGCCGGGGGCTACGCCAACTGTCGTTCCAACCGCAGACTTGGATGACCACACAATCATTTCGGCTCTTGCTATAGATGCCAATCTGGTTCCAGTGGAAGCGATTCCTGCGTTTGGTCAGGACGATGCGGTTGCTAACTTTGCTGTCGCTGGCTCGCGTCAATCCGACAAGATCCCGGTTCAATCTGCGCCGACTTCCATGACGATTGTGGCCGCATGGAATCCGGCAAACACAAATCTTCTTTTGCTTCGCGCAGACGCTTACAACGGCACAATTGACCGCACGTTCATTATTAAAGCAACAGACGGAACTAATAACGTCTACTTTGCATTCAATGGCCGTGTGTCACAATGGACGATTGACCCCGCTCCGGGCGCAGAAGCTCAGGTTACTTTCACAATTCACCCAAGGGGTAATCAATTTGGTTGGTCAAACAACACTTGATGAATTAGTAGCACTGATGGCGGAATTCAGGGGCGACCTTCATGCAATGGCAAAAGGGCATCCCTTTACCTTACAAGAGGTGGATGCCGCCCTACAGGAAGCCAGCCCCGGCGGGGCCGAAGCAGTCTGTCTATCTGTGTTGAGGGCTCATGCAAAGAGCGAGTGATGATCTGCTGGCTTACTTAGTCACGCAAGCCCAGACCGGTTCCAAAAACTGGTTTGGGTATCCTCAACAAAGGCTCATCAACATTAGCCTTTGCCACAAGATCGCAGAGAATCACGCGCCAGATATGACACCAGACGAAGTTGTAAATTATGTGATTCGTCTTAACGATCTAATCTTCAAAAAGATCGTGACCAATGGGAAAGATTGAGGTTAAGGGCTTCCGAGAGTTTGAAGATTCGCTTTTAGAATTAGCTGAAGAATTCGGCACGACCAAAGCCAGACGGTCTTTACTCCCCGGTCTTAAATCTGCGATGGAGCCCGTAAAAGCGGCGATCCGAGCAAGAGTTCCTGTCGATACGGGAAAGCTGCAACTTAAGGTTCGCAACGGCGCGAAGGTTGCAACGCGTAAAGACAAGTCTAAAAAGTATCTTAGCCGCGACACAGTTGCTTTCGGGTTTGTCGATGTTGGCGTTGGCTACAGGGATGCTAAGGGTGAGTACAGGCCAGCAGCAGAGGCTATAGAATTCGGTACGGCAGAAGTTCCCGCCAGACCGTTCATACGAAACAGTTTTCAATCAATGGCAAGCTCCGCTCTTGATCGGTTAGCGTCTCTCATGAGCGCTCACATGGATCTTTGGGCGGCAAAACAACGAGCAAAGGTTAGAAAATGAGATTACAAGACAAGTTTGGTTCTTCTTTCCAAAGGCAAAAATACGCAGACATTGATTTTGCTGGTCATGCGCTAAAGGTCTATCTTCCTACCAGGAAGGAAATGCTTGAGCTAGAGGGCAAGATCAAAAACCCTCCTGATGCTTTGTTAGAACAGGAATACACAAAGCTAGTCGATACGTTTGAGAAACTCTACAAGATCAATAAGACTGTAGAGGTTGAGCGTAAAGACGATGATATTGTGGTCGAGGGTCGAAGCCTAAAAGAAGCATCACGGTTTAAGGCCCAAGAAATCATGCGCGAGATTGCGCTTATAAATTTAGTTGGTTTCGAGGAAGGGCAAGAGCTCTTCGCGCTGTCGTACGAGGATATTTCGGAAGCCTTTTCGCCGGCGCAGATTAAGCATCTGACGGAGTTGATCGAAAAGGCAGTAAACCCAGACTATAAGGAAGTCGAAAAAAACTGAAGCGGTCACTATATCGGCAGATTCGGGCGGCAATGATCTTTAACGGTCAGTCTCCCGAGGTTATAGAAAGCCTTGATGTAGTGACCACGCGAGAGTTAGAATTGATGTACCGCGATGGCATGATTGGCGCGAGACAAAACTTGATGTTGATCTCGCATCTG